GCTGCGGGGAAAACGCCAGAGCGGATGCGGAAGCCGGGAAGCAAGGGAGCGCCGACTAACAAGGCGTTTAAGCAGGCTAGGAAAACGGCGAAAACATAATTTTTTTTTGGTGCGTGGGGGGCTACCCCTACCCACCCCCCACCCCCTGCATCGAAGGGGGGGTCTGGCCGGCTCGCTAACCTACTCTGCTATGGCGAATCGAGGTCTATTTAACATAATGCAGGTTACGCGAATTTACCTGTACTCGTAAGTCATTGATTTTATTACTCTAACGACCAACATGGGCATTACGCAAATAATTATGCGCACTTTTCGCCCCTTAACCCTGACGTTTTGAGGCCATTTCCTACGCGCATGGCCGAGTGTGCCCGCCAGTGTGTGCGAGCTAGGTTCCACCCTCATCATGGTCAACAGTCACGCCATTTGTGATCGCCCGTAACGCATCAAGATGTTGATCACCCAGCGTGACATTGATCAGCGGATCACGCTTCTCACGCCAGTTGTCCGGGTTCACGTTACCGGCCAGCCACTTGCGTGTATCAATCCTGAGCTTGCGAACAGTCGCATCATGGGCATCGACAGTCGCGTCAGCTATCTCCAAACATTCTTCAGCCAGTGCGTCAGCCCATAGCCTGCGTGCCGACATATACCTGTCATGCCTACCATCGGCGCTCTCTAGCCACTTGTAGAACGCACGCCTACCGACCTGGCATTCCTTCATCGTGTTCACTACAGTCTTACCGCCAGCAATCATGTTGAAGATAGCGTCTTCGCCCTTCTCATCCAGCGATTTCATCTGTGCCCTGATAATCGGCCTACCCGGCATCAATCTGCTCCTAAGTCATTTAAAATATCGTCCAGGTCGTCGTCCAACCCTTCGCGCATGTCGAAGTATTCTTCGATTGAGCGCTTCCTGCTGACCGGCCTTTCCACCACCGGCTTCACTTTCGCAACCGGCTTTACCGGCTGACGCACCCTCGCGCCGACGAGCGATTCAAGAGTGTTCCATCTGTGTCCGCAATTGTAACACTCGCGCCTTCGCCTCACGCCATTTACGTCCTTGGTTGAGTCCACAACATGCGACCCCTTCCCACACTGCCTACAATTCATTTAAACCCCTTAGAGCGCGTTATATGCGCTCTCAGCCGCTACTATCCGCTCCACCTGCGCTATCGCCTCGCCCTTCGTCACCATGTCCGTGGTGAATCTAAGTACCCGATACCCAAGTTCAAGCGCAGCGTTGTACTTAAAACAATCAGAACGAAAGCCAGCACCCGTTGTGTGCCTACCGCCTGACCATGTCCCGCCCTCGACCTCTACCACCAGCGCAAACTGTGCCAGCAGGAAGTCGAACCGAAAGCGCCGACCCGGTATCAACATCAGCTCACGCTCGTAACTGATACCTCGCAGGTCTAATTGACCAGCAAGCGCAATCTCGCCTTTGCTGCCCAGCGGCTTATTACCAGCTGGCTTAGCCTTGGCCTTGGCTTTACCAGCCGTTCTTTTCTTCTTGGCTACCATCAGTGCCCACTATGGATAAAGCGGCTTATACGCTTATCCAATGGCCCAAGTGCGACACGTTGGGTCATATGTATATATAGAAGAGGTGTCGCAAGTGTCGCAGCCCCGGAAGTCATTGATTTATATGGCATTTTTCAGTGCGACACCTAATAAACGTAAGTGTCGCAATTTCAAGGTGTCGCAAACCCGCAAAGCACTGTCGCGCATACGTTTCAAGCTGCGACACCAAGAAAAAGTGCGACACCTTGGTAGTGTCGCAAGTGTCGCGGTGTCGCACATTATGTTAAATAGAATTGGCATATTTATGGCTCCACTCACTCACTGGCCAGCTGCTCATTGAGCACAATCCAAGCCTTTGCTGCGGTGTCTGGCACCACCCCATTTCCCAAAAGAACTAAGCGATTTACCCTATGGTTTTGGCTGCTGGTCACTCGCTCGATCCCCACTTCCCAAGATCCGTCCAGCCAAGAGGCAGCCCCATCAAACCCTCTACCCAATCCGCTGACAGGTGACCCGGAACCACGTCCGTGCCCTGGCCGTTGATCGCCGCGTTCGGCAGCGCGTCGAAGCGCCTGCTTTTGCCGTCCTTCCGGGTCAGGGCTTCTTCTTTGTACCCGCCTTTGTAGTCTCTGGAAGTTGGCGTTGGGAACGAGGCTTGATCGAACACCACCGCCGTCAGGTTGTTCTGATGGTCTTCGCGCATCTTCTTGGTCGCCTTGTTTGAGTCTTGAACCGTTGGCGTGGGCCAGGATGTACACCCTCTTACGCTGGTGAGGCGCGCCGACTTCAGCCGCGCTGAATATTCCCCACGCAACCGTGTAACCAAGGCTTTCCAAGTCTGCAACGACTTCTCTGAGTCCGAGGCTGATGTGTCCTTCGACGTTTTCAAAGAGGCAGCGAACAGGTCTAATTGTCTCGATGTGTCGCCTAATAAATGGCCAGAGGTGTCTAGGGTCTTCTGTGCCTTTGCGTAGCCCTGCTGCGCTAAACGGCTGGCAGGGATAACCGCCAGTGAGGACATCAATTCGGCCTCGAAAGCAGTGTGCTGGCAGGGTTTTAAGATCCGTCCACACAGGTGCCGGAACCAGCTTTCCCTCTTCCATCTTCGCAACCAGGTTGGCAATAGCGAAGGCTTCGATCTCCACATGAGCGACTGTTCTATGTTCAAACCCGGCAAGCTCAAGTCCTCGCTCGATTCCACCGTAGCCAGTGCAGAGGCTGAGGACGGTTGGTAGTTCTTTGGTACAATCCACATTATTCATCTACCAACCCGTCCGTGATCCACTGCCCAACAGTCACAAATTTGCGCTTATGGCGGGCACTGTCTGTCTTCTCAAGCTCTCGCAAAGCGCCTGACTTTATCCAAGCCTTGATGAACACCTTCACCTTGGCCTTCACCTCTGGTTCTTCTATATCCATATCCAGCGCAGTAGCCACAGCTATCCCCACCCAATCGCTAGACTGCGCACTGGCCCGCCACTCGCTGGCATAGATCGCCCGCTGCACGCGCTCAACGTCTTTTAGTGAAAGGTTTGTGAAGGCGTCAGGCCAAACCCAAGGCTCTGATACGCCCACAGAATCGCCGTTGGCCAACTCCACGCTCACCATCTGCCGCCAAGTATCGTCAGCTGCTGGTGGTGCCAGGTTGTCTTTAGAATCGCCTTCGCGGGAGTACCGCCAAAACTGGTCCTCTGGTATGTCAGCCTCGCGCGCTTCCTTGGCAGTCATCCGCTGCAGCCGCCTGACGTGCCGCGCAGCGTCAACCAACGCACTAGCGCCTCTGGCATCGCTCACTGATGCCTCTACCTGCGCATTGCCCTTCCTTACATGGTGAACAAGCTCAATGCTGCAGTTGCCGTCGTTGGCCACTTGCGCCCAGCGCTTCACCACTAGATCAATTGCAGTGTTGTCGTTCTCCGACAGCTGGTGACTAGAAACAAATGGGTCAACAATCAGGCAGTCAATCTTGAGGTCGATAATGTGCTGAGTGAGCGCATCAGCAGCTGGCGTGAGTACATTCATCCCGCCCACATTCGTGGCCATGATCAGCGGCTCGTCGCGCCCGCTATTCACTAAAAGCCTGTTACCAAGCTCGCCCTGGCTCACGCTAAAGTGCTGGCATATCGCGGCTATGCGCCGCTGCAGTTCATCGATGGGATCTTCCAAGTTCCACACCCAAACGCGGCGCTTCTCTGTCGGAATACCCATCAGGTCACGGCCAGTTGCCATCGCCACAGCTTCAGCCAGCGTGATTGCCGTCTTGCCCGTGCCGCCTGGCGCTACGGTGACGCTCAGAAATTTGCGTATATAGTGCCTGCCATAGACCCACTGCCTTGGCGGGATCTTCGCAGGATCTTGCAGCACGAATGGCTGCGGGCTGAGAATGATCTTCTGCGCTTCTTCTATAGCCTCACCAACTACCTGCTGGTCTACCGAAGAGCGCTGCTCGTTGCGCGGTATGGTGCCATCGAGCAAGCTATTTATGGTTTGATCTACTTCCTGCCGGGGCAACGGATCAGTACCCATAGAGTTGTATAAATGGGCCTTTTCTTCTATCAATTGGCGGCTTAAACCGCCTTTAGCTAGTCTTCCTACCAAGCTGGCCAAATCGTTGTTTCTTGACCCAATTTGGCTCCCTGCGTCAGCAACTGAGAAAGCGCCAAACGAATCGGGCGCGCTTACTGCCTGCGGCTTAGGCACGTTAAAATTATCTATTTTGCGCAGGTCATGGGCAGACAGCTTCGGCAGCATTCGCCAATCCACATCCACGCCCGGATCATCTTGCCTTTCATATATATGGCCGCTCTCATGGATTGACCCTGGCGCGATGACACAACCGCCAGCGCCTCTTAAATCAATGCGAAGGTCTGGGTTGACCCCGTTGCGGATCTCAAAGTTTGGGTCTGCCTGGAAGTAGTAGTGCTTTCCTTTTGATGTGCGCACAGTGCGCGGCGTGTGCGTGAGTTCTTTTTCTACATAAGCCATCGCAGAGTCTGAGTCTGCATCAACGACAACAATCTGCTTGCCGGTAACAATTGCCCAATTGCATCCGCTGAACTTTGCAGAAGAAAGCCAGTATTCGACCTCCTCTGTTGGCGGCTCAGCCGCTTGATACTTGGCCCAGCTAACCACTGGCCGCTTATCAACCGGGTGAGCAGGCACCACGGTGAAGCCCTCTTCCCAAAGCGCCCTTGCCTCTTCTTTGGCTTGCTCACGATCTGTCATAAGCTCAGCCACTGGCCTGTTCGCCAAAGAGGTCCGGGCGAAGCTCAGCACGCGGTATGCCGGTAATTGACTCAACTTGAAGCACGCGCTCAGCTGGTATTTTGTCTGCCCACTTCCATTTATATACTGACCCGCGAGAGATCTCTAAGCGAGTGGCAAGGTCGCTAACTTTAATTTTCTGCCATAGGTTTTCGTTGTCCATGTTTCAACTGTACAACCAAAAGGTGACAGTAAACAAAGGTGACTGACTTTTATTTGTTTTTGTTGCGAACTGTCACCCAAAGGGATACATTCGGGGGACATAACAAAACAGGACAAGAGCATGAGTGAAATCGGTGATCGCATAGGGGATCTCCGAAGAGCTAGGGATCTCAGTTTGAGACGGCTGGCTGAAGTATCGGGGATTAGTCACAATCAAATTCATAAGTACGAAAAAGGCATGAGCGTGCCAAATCGAGCAAGCGTAATTAAGCTGGCCAAAGTTTTTAACGTGAAGCCGACTTGGCTGCTGTTCGGGCGCGATGTCGATTCGACAGAAAGCGATGACATTTCAAACAAGGTTGGCCAACTGAGCGAAGAGTCAAAAGCTACTTTTTTATATTTATTAGACCGTTTCATTGAGATTGAATCGGTGGCAGGAGAAAAATCAGGTGGAGAAGAATAATAATAAAATGCTGCAAAAGCAGCGCGTGTGGGACGAATACGCCGCAAGGCTGTTAGAGGGAGAAGCTCGTCACTTCGCAACTCTCTCAGGCTATAGCCTAATGACCGTTGGCAATTTTACGTCGAGAGAGAGATTTGATTTCATATACAGAATTGGCTCTGTGGAAAAACGCAACCACCTTGCCGCCGTGAACAGAAAGTTTCACAAAACCTTTTATTGTGGATTTGTTAGCGAGGCGGTAGTGCTTTTTCTTGATCGCGCGATGCTTGCAATTAGAATCGACAAAGAGATTTTTTATTGCGATATCAAACCTGCGCATCGCAGGCTAATGCTTGATTTAGCGCGGCAAAAAGCCAGCATCTATGACCTCCGCGAATGGCACTGGAACACGTCCGAACTGGATGAAACTAGCAATGTGATTGCCATAAGCTTTTAGCGTGTGATCTTTTCTGTACTTTTTGTACACTTTTAGTTGACAGATATTTTTGTACGCCTTACTGTTTCTCCTGTTATAGAAATGGAGACAGTAAGTGAACGAAGCAACCAACCAACAACCCACCCCCACCCTTGGCTCAAACGAGCCATCAATAGAGGCCATCGCATTCAGATGGCGACTACTCAAAGACGCAGAAGAAAAAGCCAAGCTTGAGCGCGTGAAGTGCGAGAGCGATATGCTGCCGTTTTTGGATCAGCGCGAAGAAGGCGCTTGCACCACCACCCTCTCAGACGGCACCAAGATCACCGTTAAAAATGCTTATGGTCGCAGTATTCACTGGGACACTTGGAAGCGCATCCAGAAAAGAATCCCCACAGACCTGCACCCCATCAAGCTCGTTGAAATTTTAGACGAAACTCGCCTCAAGTTCTTGCTTCAGAACGAGCCTGACACCTACAAAATCATCAGCGAGGCGATCACCACCACCCCGCGCAAGCCAAATATCACAGTCAAAACAGCGGA